CAGAGTCGGATGCAGCGATTGAAGCGTTCTGTCACAGTATCGGGTTGAGCGGTACTTGGAAGCGCACTTCCTACAATGGCAACATGCGTGGAACATACGCTGGTATCGGGTTCACGTATGACAGCGAGAACGATGTGTTCGTTGCTCCTGTAGTGGAGGATGTTCCAGTTGTTGAATAAAATTATGTCTCGTGAAGGTCGCAAATATATTTATATTGTGTCTCTCGCCGCTATTCCTCTTTTAGTGTTTTATGGGGTTATTAGTGAGGATGCTGCACCGTTGTGGATTGCTTTCGCTGGCGCTGTTATTGCTCCAGTCATGGCTTTGTCGCATTTGACGCCTGAAGATACTGAAGAGTAAACGTTATGTTGTTCCCTGACTCTATGCTGGATGAGTGGATTCTGGCTCTGGCTGCTTTCATTATTGCTGTGGGTGTTATTTGGAAAGGAATGTCCAGTATTTACACAATAGTGAAGCGTATGGAGAACACTCTTGGGGTGGATGAGCAGGGTAGAACGATCAGCGAGCGTCTTGATCGTGTTGAACATCAGTTGTTTCCTAACGGCGGGTCGTCCTTGACAGACAAGATCAACCGTATAGCGTTTGAGCAGCAGGACATGAAACGTGAACTCGATCTAGTGAAGGTGCAGGTTAATGGGTTATCTGAAAGAGGAAAGTAGCGAGTGCGCTGTTCCTGAAGATCTTGATAACAACATCCAATTAGAGGTGGAGAAGTCGTGGCTTTCCGTAATAGGCTTAAAAAAGCGTTAGATAAAAACATCCCTGATCGTGTCGTGTACATGAAGGGTTGGGGTGTTAAGCAGCGGGGTTCTTGGGCTGGTTCACCGGCTCTTCCTGTTGCTTTGTTGCTGCACCATACGGCTGCTGCTGCTACTGAGTCCACTAGCCCTACGGCTAAGGGGAATCAGAAGGGTGCTAACAATGGGGTGATTAACTATATTCAAAATCATTTCAAGGTTCCGGCAGCGAATTTCACGCTGGATCGGGATGGGACTGTGTATGTTCATTCCGCTTATCCTGTGTGGCACGCTGGGGTTGGTTCGTTTAAGAAAAAGTTCCCTTGGGAAGTTTTCGGTATACCTGACGATATGGGTAATGACTACATGCTTGGCGTGGAGATCATGTCTAAGGGGAAGAAGAAGGACTTTACTGCCGCTCAGAAGGCTTCTCTTGATGCTTTGCTGCAGGCGTGTGGGGATGCTGCTAAGTGGCCTGCTGCTAAGGCTAAGGCTCCTGTTCGCCGTCCGAGGCATAAGGATTGGACTAAGCGGAAGATCGATATTTTGTATGAACAGCCTGAAGTTAGTCGCTGGCTGACCTGATGCGTGTCTGGCTGATCAGCGACCTTCAGGTTCCTTACCATGATAAGAAGGCTGTTGATGCGGTAGCGGAGTGTATTCGGGATCTTCGTTCCCCTGACGATATTGTCGTTACGGTTGGGGATGAAATTGATTTACCTCAGATTGGACGTTGGACGCAGGGTAAGGCTGGTGAGTGGGAGCGTACTCTTGGGCGTGACCGTGACCTGACCGTGGAGATATTAGCCAATCTGGGGGTCGATCATTGTGTTAGGTCTAATCATACCGACCGGCTGTTAAATGCCCTTACAAGCCGTCTGCCGGGCCTTCTAGGGCTACCTGAGTTAGATCTGAGGAACTTCCTGCGCCTTGACCAGTTGGGTATCACTTACCATGAAGAGGCTTTCAGGGTAGCGCCTAACTGGGTTGTTATGCACGGGGATGAGGCTGGTGTTAGTGGCGTGCCGGGGCAAACCGCGTGGGGTCTTACCCAAAAAGTTGGAATGAGCGTGGCATGTGGTCATACACATCGTGCTGGTATCCGTCCTCATACTCAGAGTGTTAATGGGAGAATCACCCGAACCTTATACGGTATGGAAGTTGGTTGTCTAATGGACTTTAACCAAGCGAAATACACCAAGACCCACAACTGGCAGCAGGGTTTCGGTATCCTGTATGTGGATGGGAAGAAAGTGTCCCCTAGCCTTATCTATATTGACAATCGTTCATTTGTTGTGGAAGGACATCGTTACTCATGGTAGATCCTACAGTCGCTGTTGATGCTATACGCCTTATTGATGAGGACAGGAACGATTCATATGGTCCTCCAGAGGAGAATCTGCAACGCATAGCAGACATGTGGAGCGGGTATTTAGATATCCCTATCACTAAAGAAGATGTCTCGCTGATGATGGTTCTGCTTAAGATCAGTCGCTCTAAGGCTGGATATAGCAGGGATAATGCTGTTGATGGTGTCGCTTATTTCCTTATTCACGACAGTATGGCGAGGTATAGTCATGGCAATAAGTAAGAATCTTATAGCGAAAGTTACTTACGGAGATTTGCGTGTGGAACTTATCGCTGAAGGTGCATCGTGGAATCCTGATGTAGCGGATGATCTCATCAAGCGTGTGAATAACTTGTGGAAAGAATCATTAAACTCGATGATGGAAACCAACGCATGGAAATTGGTGGATTCTGATGAAGAAGATGACTGATGGAAGAACCTTTAGTAACCTGCGATAGGTGTAAATCTCCCGGCGCTACAGCCTATAGAGGCTGGCAATTACTGTGTAGTTCCTGCGCTCACGAAGATGACATAGAGTTTTGGGAAGACAAGTTGGACCCTTGGGTTAGATGAAAGTTCTTCTTTACGGTGATTGGCCTCTTGCTCTTACTTATTTACAGCCACTTGCTGAGCACATTAAAGCGACTGAACCGGACTGGGTGGTACAGTTTGCTGGGGATTTAGGCGCTCATGCCAGTCCTCCAATTGGTGTTCCCGATGTTGTTGTCACTTGCGATGAATTATCTGTAGCGCCAGATGCCCCTATAAAGATATGTATTTTCCATGGGATGGCTTCTAAGGGTCAGGCTTTTTCTACTGCTAGGCGTGATGAGTTTGTTAATAGGCGACAGTTTTACGCTGTCCCTTCAATGTTTCACGTGAAACTTCTTCTTGATCTTGGGGTTTCTGAGGATCGTATTTTTGTTTCAGGTTTAACTAAGTTCGATTCTCTTAAACGGAATGTTCTTTATGCCCCTACCCATAATCCTCAACTGTCAGCGATCCCTATTATTAAAGACAGCATTTACCAGATTGATAATGTGAAAGTTCATTTACATATGTATACGAGGGCTGGGGATAGGGAGCATCATAAACTTTTTCGCTCTTACTACCCTGTGCATGAGGATAGGGAAGATATTGCTGATCTTCTTGGCTGGGCTGACACGATCATTGGGGACATGGGGAGCATTGTTGTTGAGGCTTTAGCGTTGGGTAAGAGGGCTATTCAGGTGGTTAATCCTTCTTATCTTGATTTCTATAGGGCTAAGGGTTTGCCTGATCAGGAAACTCATTCTTTGCCGGAGATCCAGTTGCCTAGAGATTTAGGGTTGAGGGTTTATTCTGCTGATCAGTTGCTGTCAGCGGTAAATTTCGCTCCTGTTGGTGGGGCTAGCGAGAAGATTGTACAGAAGATAAAACAGTATTCCACTCTTTAGCCCTAGCCTCTATTGACCAGTCACGCATAACAGTCACCCATGCTGCTGCTGATGTTTGTTTCCTTGTCTTATAGTCAAGGTACATGGTGGCTGCTGACTTCCAGTTTTCTGCACTATCAGCAAGCATCCCTACCCCATCTTCGGATAGGAGCCTGTATTCGGGGAGATCGCTAGCGATGAAGGGTATTCCTGCTGCTGCATATTCTAAGCCCTTAATGTTGCTCTTAGCGTGGTTAAACGGTATGTCATTCAGGGGGACGATCCCTACATCAAACTTGAACCCTGAGGCGTAATCGTTGATGTGTGTCAGAGGGCTAGTGGTGACTCTCCAAGGCTCTATCCCTGCTATTTCAGCGAACGATGGGGCTTCTTCGCTATGTCCCACATGGTGGAACTGAAGGTTATGTTCTTTAAGAAAGTCTGGTAGCCATTCACGCAACTGCTCAAGATCGTTATTCCTGTAGTTAGTCGCACCTGTCCAACCAAACACAGGCTTCTGTGAGCGGTGCTTTCTACGCTCGAACTGTTTCATGTTTACCCCATTACGCACCATGTAAACGTTGTCACGCTGTTGAGAATAAATCTCATACAAGTACGGGGTAGAAACTGTTATAGCGTCTGCTGCTGCTATTACTTCCTGATAGATGCTGCGGTTAGCGATTTTGTTTTTCTCAGGATCGGTAAGGTCGTAGGCTATGTTTGCTGGGGTGAGAGCATCATGGTAGTCGTCAATATCGACAATGATTTTTTGCCCAAGTGACTGTGCTAGTTCTACTTGCTTAGGTATCCAACGGTTCATAAGGAGTTTAAGAACAACTGTGTTGAATCCAAAAATCCCTGTGTGCTGTGTTTCTT